ACCGGCGCCCGTGCCGGCCGCGGCCGGATGATCCGCCGCCGCAAGCCCGGCGAACTGGACCTTGAGGCGCCGCCGTTATCACCGTACCCGCCGGATCTGGCACCGCCAGCGCCGGGGCCAAAGCCACCGGATTTGCTGCCACCGCAACCCGGCCTGATGGCCGACATGGTCATGCCGGTGCGCAAGCCGCTCCCGCCTCACGTCGACGAGGACGAGGACGAGATCGCGCTTCTATTGGAATTGCTTTCGTAGCTGACCACGACACGGTCAGGCGCACGGGCCGCGCACCAATGGCCCGTTCCGCATCGTCCAGGCGACATTGGGCGTCATCGTAGCGCGGCCACGACACGGCCGAAGGAGAACCTATGAGCACAGAACCAGCAGGCGGCACGATCAGCGGTAACAGCACGGATACTAACACGATCACTGATCGGCAGCTATTCGACCACGCCACAGCCCCCGATCCGACGCCGGCATCAGCACCATCTTCACCGCCGCCGTCATCGGAGCCGTCGTCGCCACCGTCGCAAGGCGCGCAAGCGTCCGAGCAGCCGGCATCGACGCGGCCCGATCTGCAGCAGCAGCCACCCGCGCAAGCGGACCAGCAACCGCGCGACCCGCAAGGGAAGTTCGCGCCCAAGCCGCAGGGACAACAGGGACAGCCGCACAATGTGCCGCTGGCGGAATTGCTAAAGGAACGCGACGCAAGACAGCGTCTGGAAGCGCACGCGCAAGAGTTAACGCGGGCGGTGATGGACCTGCAACGGCGCCTCGATCCCCAGCAAGCACCGCAGCAGCCGCAAGGACCGGAAACCATCTTTGACGATCCAAGAACGTATCTGGATCAGAATGTCATGGCCCCTATGCGTGCAGAAATGCAGGCATATGGCATGAAGGTCAAAGATGACATGAGCCGCACGCAAGCCAACATGCAATTCGGCGAGCAGGAGGTGAATGCAGCACTGCAGCAAATGCAGCAAGTCCGGCAGACCCCGCAAGGCAACTTCGTGTTTCAGCAAATCATGCAGAGCGGGCATCCTTACGGCGAGTTGGTCAAATGGCATCGGACGGTGCAAGCGCAAGCAGCGATCGGCGCCGATCCGCAAGCATGGTTGCGACAGCAGCAGCAGACATGGGCCGAGAATGAAAAGGTCCAGGACTACGTCATGCAACTGCGCGCAAAGCGTTTGAGTGCTCAAAAAGGTAATCCGCCCAATGTTCAACTGCCGCCATCGTTGTCATCGGTCCGGTCATCATCCGGCCGCATGGACAACGGCGGCGATCTGAGTTCGTCGAGCCTCTACGATTTTGCCACCAAGTAAACCGACCGCTCGTCCGACACGAAACACCCGCCGCACGGCGGGTTTTTTGTTGGGTGCGGTCATAGCAGAAAGGGCATACGGCCATGGCCGTCACCGACATCCAGGCTAACAACAAACTGATTAAGTTCACGCAGCAGATCAATCGCGAGTGGGTGCGGGAAAATATGTTCTCCCCGTACATGAGCGATGATGTCAACGCCATCATCCGCCGCAGAATGGAATTGAAAAGCGGCGGCGAGGTGATGAATATTCCGATCGTTACCCGGCTGGCGGGCGTCGGCGTTTCCACCGGCCCGCTGGTTGGAAACGAGGACAAGATCGACGATTACGGCATGCGAATCTGGCTGGAATGGATTCGCAACGCGGTGGTCACCACCAAGGCCGAAAGCCAGAAAGACAGTGCCGACATCTTCGGCGAGGCCAAGCCGCTGCTGTCGGATTGGTTGAGCGAGGTCACCCGCGACGAGATCATCGCGGCATTGATGGCGCTGCCGACAGAGAGCCAGCCGGCGGCCGGCGTTCGCGTTAACGGCATTCAGTACGATCTGAGCACGGCGGCGCAACGCAACACCTGGCGCACCGACAATCTGGATCGTATTCTCTACGGTGCCGCGACAACGAACTCGGCGACCGACCACGCAACCTCGTTGGCCAACGTGGACGCCACCGCCGACAAGTTCACTGCGTCCAACCTGGCGTTGCTCAAACGCGTTGCGATGGGCGCTAATCCTCACATCAGGCCCTATAAAACCCGCAGCGGTTACGAATATTTCGTCTGTTTCGCGGGACTAAATACGTTCCGGGATCTTAAGGTCGATCTGCAAACAGTGAACAAGGATGCGCGATCGCGTGAGGGTCGCGAAATCAACGGTGCTCCCGATAATCCTCTGTTCCAAGACGGCGATCAGATCTACGACGGAGTGATCGTCCGCTTGGTGCCGGAAATTTCAAATTTCGTCACCAACGTCTGGACCTCGCTCAAGACTGCAGGCAACGGCACGACGCGCGTTGAGCCGGTGTTCCTGTGCGGCCAGCAGGCGGTGGCGATCGCCTACGGGCAAATGGCCAAGCCTACCTTCCGAAAAGAAGACGACTATGGCTTTATTACCGGCACTGGAATCGAGGCCGCCTACGGCGTCGGTAAGATCTTCAAGAAGCACCCCAAGGCTGGAACGAAATTGGTGCAATGGGGTGTCGCAACCGGGTTCTTCAACTCGGCCACCGATTAAGCGGATAGAGAAAGGAACAGAACCATGGTTGCTAACCTGATGACCAATACGCCGGCCCGCGATCCGTTCAACAACGGAGTCGTGGCGATTGTCGGCCGCCACACCCTGACCGCTGCGGACACTCCCGCAGCGACAAAGATCGGCACCATCCCGGCGGGTGCAATGATCCTAAGCATTGCCTCGCGGGTGGTAACGGCGGTGACCGGCGGCACGCCGGTTCTCGGCGTCAGCTATGTGGCGACGGGCGGCACTGTGCCGGCGGTCGGCACCTCCGGCAATCTGCAAAACGTGCTGGCGGAAGCGGCTGGCAGCGAGAGTGTGATGCCGCTGGCAGCGGCGGTGCTGCCGCCAACGACCGACATTGACATCTATATCGGCACAACCGGTGCCGCGACCGCGGGCGATGTCGTCGTCGCAGTGCTGTACGTCAAGCCGCTATCATAATGGCCAAGCTCACTTGGCTTGGAAGCACCGAAGGTTATCGGGAGGGGGAAACCCCTCTCGATAGCTGTACGTGGAATGGCGTCTTGTTCACCGCTGGCGACAAGGTGGAGATATCAGACGAGTGGATGATCAAGAAGGCGCGCGGTAACCGTTTCTTTCGGGTTGAGGAAAATGCACCCCCGCAATCTCCCCAGCCCGAGCAATCATTGCCCATCGGCCTGATCCGGCCCGAGACATGGACCAACACGCCACCGGCGCCGTTTCCTGACTATCCGCCGGAGCCCGAGGACGAACCCAAGCGACGGCGCGGCCGGCCGCCGCGCATAAGGGACAACGGCAATGGCGATCAGTAACTACGGCGAGTTGAAAAGCGAATTGTCGGCCTACTTGTTCCACCAGCGGCTGGCCAACCGCTATGACAACTGCACGCAGCTATTCGAGACATCGGTCAATTCCCGGCTGCGGGTGCTGCCGATGGAAGCCATGGTGCTGCTCACGACCACCAGCGGCGACGTGGCACTGCCGACCGATTACATCACCTGGCGCACGGTGCGGCCGACCGTTGCCACGATCACAGCCCCGAGCAGTTTGCCGCCCTACAAGGAACTGGAATATGTGCACCCGGCCTACCTGCCGCCGGTCGGGCGCGGCTTCGATCGGCTGTTCACCATCGAGGGCAACACGTTCAAGGTGCGGCCGGTGGACGATCGCGCCGATGCCTACGAGTTGCACTATTACGGCAAGGTTCCAACCGTAGTTGGCGCCAACGCGACCACCAATTGGCTGCTCACCGAATATCCCAATGCCTACTTGTTCGGTGTGCTGACCGAGCTTTTTGCCGCCCAGCGTAATGCTGAGGCGGCGCAACTCTACAAGGCGCGGCGCGATGAAACCTTCCAGGAAATCATCCAACGCTACGCCATGACCACCGGCGCCACCTCGCCGCAAGTGCGAACGGCGGAGTATTATTAAATGAAACCGACGCCGATCGAGTTTTCGGAGTGGCGGCCCGATGTGGCCACGCTGGACACCAAATTTGCGTCGGAAGTTGAGAATGTCTTCGCCGGCGTCAATTCTTATCTGCCGTTTCCATCGCTGCTGCCGTACAGCCTTACTGCGTTGCCCGGCCGTGCATGTGGCCTGTATTCCGCGCGCACCGCCACCGGCGGATGGAAAATCTACGCCGGCACCACCACTAAACTATATACCTGGTCCCTGGCGGGTTGGGTCGATGTTAGCCGCACCGTGGGCGGCGCCTACAACGTGCCGCCAACCGAATTGTGGTCGTTCGAGCAATCAGGCTCGCATGTCGTGGCCGTCAACATTAACGACGTGCCGCAATACATCGATGTTGATGCTGGTGCAAATTTCGTGGTGCTCCCCGGCTCACCGCCGCGTGCCGGGCACGTCAGGCAGATCGGCGATTTTCTGTTCTTGTCGCGGCTCGACAACAGCGGCGGCTTCAACAATCGCTGCATCATCTGGTCGGCCATCAATGACATCACAGGCTGGACGATCGGCCTGAACCTCTGCGACATGCAGGAATTCCCGGACGGTGGTCCAGTGCAGGGCGTGATGGGTGCTGAGATCGGCTATGTGGTGCAGGATCGCACTATCAGAACCATGCAATTCTTGCCGGGGGATACGACCTTTATTTTCAACTTCTCGCGCGCGTTGCACGATCGCGGATCGATCAGCAAATTTGGCTTTAATAGTATAGGAAACGTGCTCTACTTCGTTGCAGAGGACGGCTTCTATAGTGCCAGCGGCCAGCAAGTCACGCCGATTGGTGCCGACAAGGTCAACGAGTGGTTTCTGGCAAATTCGGATGTTAACCGGCGCGATGTGGTGCACTGCATTGCCGGCGTGAACAAGCCGCGGGTGGTGTGGGTGTTTCATGCCAGTTCGGCGTCGCCGACATACGATAAGCAGATCATTTTCGACTGGAGTAATGGCCGCTGGGCCAAGGCATCTGTGCCTGCGCAGGTCTGGGGGCTGCTGGCTACGGCCGGCCTCGACCTCGATACCACCGGGCCGGAAACGGACGACGCCTTGCTTGACAGTGCCGCGCAGCCGCTCGACAGCTTCGCCTATCAGGGTGGCCGACCGCTGATAGGTGCCATCGACCCCGATGGCTTTTTGGCGACCCTGCAAGGCCCCAACCTGCCGGCCACGCTGGAAACCGCCGAGGCGCATCTGGTGCCGGGCCAGCGGGCATTCGTGAATGAGGTATACCCGCTGGATGATGCCGATGCGGCGGGCTCGATCTCCAATGGCATACGCGAGGTGTTGCAGGGCGGGCCGCCGGTATGGTCGCTGCCGATCGACGTTGAGCCGCTTGTGGGATCGGCCTTCGTGATGACCTCGGCGCGGCTGCATCGCTTCCGGCGGTACATTCCCTACGCATCAACATGGACGCACGCCCAAGGTGTGGCGGTCAGCGTGCAACCGGACGGTGATGGCGTTACGTCATGACCGATGACCTGCGGCCTCCATACCGCATTGCTTTTGATAATGCCCGCGATCCCTACACTGCGCGCAATGCGCTCGGCATCGGTGTCGGTGTTCTAGCAACGCGAACCATCACGGCGGGGGCCGGCCTGACCGGCGGCGGCGACCTGTCTGCCAACCGGACGATCGACGTTGGTGCCGGCACCGGCATTACGGTTAATGCCAACGATGTAGCCCTGACGGTGCCGGTATCGGTCGCCAATGGCGGCACCGGATCAACGACCGCTGGCGGTGGGCCTTTCGTGCAGAAGGCCGGCGATACGACGACCGGCGTGCTGAACATGATAGGCCGCACCAACGGCAGCGCGGTCGCGGCCGGCTACATTGGCGAATTTAAGGAAGTGGGGCCGATTTCGGGGGCCGTGGCGATCACAACGTGGACCAATGTCGCGTCGATCTCTCTTCCTGCCGGGGATTGGGATGTGTGGGGGAGCGGTCTTATCGGCAGCGCCGCCTCAACCCATGAGGGCTATCTGGGTCTGTCAGAAACATCGGCAACTTATCAGGCCAATTGGTCGGTTACTTTTCGGATCAACAGTGTTGGTGATTTCGCCGCTGCCATTGCGGCAAGACAGTTGAATTTTTCCGGTGCCAACCGGACGATCTGGTTCGTTGCTTACGGGCATCACAGTGCCTTCAACATGAATAATGTCTACATCCGCGCACGCAGGAGATCATGATGGCACTCACCTATGAGCAATCGGCAGAATTAATGAATGACATGATCTTTGTCGGTCGGATCAAGGTCGCGTGCCTGACATACGCGAACTACATTATCGGCGAGGCCGCGAACGTGCCAGCGCACAACACGCGCATCAAATGGGCACAGCAGACGTTCACGATGCCTGACGCCTCCGCAACGCAAGCGACGCCAATCGTCGTCATGGATGTTGCCGTGCAAGCCGATGGTGCTGCCATCACCGATACGGCATTGCAAAGCGCAGTTGAAAACGCCGTCAACAAGATGCTGTGAGGAATAGCCAATGCCCGGCGAGAACATCCAAGACTGGTCGGTTACTGCGGCCAACAACAGCAACTCTGACAGTTCGATCAATTGGGCAGAAGGTCAGCCGCGCGCCTCAGTGAACAATTCTTCGCGCTCGATGATGGCCGCGCACGCCAAGCAACGCAATTTGCAGAATAGCTCGATCGTTACCGGCGGCAGTGCCAACGCGCAGACGTTCACTTCGGGTGTGGGTTACACCGCGCCCATTCCAACCGGCTTGCGGGTGCTGCTCAAGATCGGGCCATCACTGACCAACACCGGCGCCGCCACGCTGGAAATGGACGGCCTCGGTGCGGTGGCAATCAAGGACCAACTCGGCGTTGCTCTTGTCGGTCATGAGTTGGTCGAAGGAGCGCGTGTTGAATTCATCTATGACGGCACCAACTGGATTGTGCTCGGATCGGTGCAATCGGTTTTCACCACCGGCGACGCCAAGCTGACGTTGAAAACCGTTGCCGATATCGGCTGGATAATGATGGATGACGGCACCATCGGGAGCGCGACCTCGGGGGCGTCGCGCGCCAATGCGGATGCACAGGCTTTGTTTACGCTGTTATTTAACAACATTCTCGATGCATGGGCGCCGATCCTGACCAGCGCCGGTGCGGATACTACCAGAGCGGCACAGACCGATGCAGCAACGGCTTGGGCTGCAAATTGCCGCATGACCCTGACGAAGCAACTTGGGCGGTCGTTTGCCGTTGCTGGTTCGGGTAGTGGTCTAACGGCTCGCCCG